ATGGCCGGAGGAAGAAGACGCTCGCGTCGTCTGTGCCAGACGTTCAATCCTTCGTTAGACTCGGACTTCGCTGTACACCTCTTCGAGCTGGCGCCAGGCTGAGTCGGATACCCACTGGTATCCGAAGGCGCTTTGCTGGTCGAGAAAACTGTGAACCAGCTTCGCCTGTTTGAATGTGAGTCCAGCCTCCTTCAGCTTCTTCCAGTTCTCCGTCCACACAAGTTCTCCCATGTCTCCCTCTTTCGTAGACTACGGCCGGAGCCCAGACCTGAAGAGCTAGGCTCTGACCGTCACCCACGAAGGGTGATATTGGGAGGCCCTACGGTCGGACCAAGCCGTAGTGTTATGATCGTTGCCCCCGATGAGGAGGGTGGGCCTCGTGCCTCCCAATGTTCTTGGTGCTGCCGTCTACGTTACGTTCCGAATGACAACCTCGACCTCGTTCGGGTTGCCCAGCTCCTCCGCCTTCGCGTTCGAGACGTACTGAGTCTCCGTGCGACCCAGCTCGTTCTCCCGCGAGTACTTGACGAAGTTCTTCGTCTCACCGCTCTTGGTGAACTTGCCAATCACTGCCTCGGCCATTATCCACCTCCTTAGGTTGAGGCTTGTACCTCAAGGCCGTGCACAGGAGCGGGTGCCTACACCGTAGGTGGCTAGCCGGTACCGGTCCTTCCCTGTGCACGACGTTCAAGCACCTACCCCAGTTTGACCTTCGCCTGCTTCAGTGACAGGTACGGTGCACGTGCCCTGATGCCTGCGATCGCTGCTGACTCTGAGATACTGCCCCCAGCGACCCGCCCTCGAATCCACTTCAGGTACGCGACGTCGAGCTTCGGGGGCACCTCAGGAAGCCTTTCGACCCTTATGACGGTCCTTGCCATGTGTTTCCCCCTATCTGCCGCGGGCGTGTTTCTTTTGCTAGCCCACAGGGCGTAGGTACTGTCTCCAATACCCAGCCCAGCAGGTTAGTCCCTACTCGTACGCCCTCGGGTCATCAGGTTCACTGTCGGGTCCGTTAGGACCAAACTCCTCGAGAGCGGACGTCTGTGAACGTGCAGTGACGATGTCTTCGTCACCAGCAACGGCTTCGCGTAGTTCGTCCATCAGGTCCCAATTGTCCTCGTCAGTGATACCTAGTTCATAGGCGTACTGTTGGACGAGCACGTCGTTCGGGTCCATACCACCTGCGTCGCAGAAGCACACGTCAGGATCGTTCTCTGAGTGCATGTGCCCTTGAGGTCCACTATTGGCCATGGGGTGTCTCACCTCCTATCTTGATTATATCACAGCCCACTCGGAAGAATCAACCCCTGTCCTCTAGGAACAACTCGTTGACCTTCGTGGAACTTCAGTTCGTCCAATCCCGTTCTTTGGTTCCTCCAAGGCCCATGAACAATGAGCCGACGAAGTCCTCGAGCACCACGGCCATCACCTTCAGACCCTGCTCGTTCGACTCGGGCGTCCAGTACAGACCATTGAATAGGTCCAAGACGTCGACCGACCCGTGTTCGTACTCGCCGATGTACTCTAGTGCAGTGCCGACGATACGATCCCGACTGTACTCGGGATTCCGATCGGACGCTAGGCTCGACTTCGGGTCCGCCGCGAGAAGCTCCTTCAGCTGCTCCCGTAGGTCGTTCGTTACTGGGTAGACCTTCTTGTACTCAGGCATTTGTTTTCACCTCCCTAGTTCGTAAACCCATAGCCATCCTCTGTGAGGATGACCAAACGCTTACGACCTGTTGCGGCGCCGTGCCAGCCGTTGCAGTTTGCGGACTCGCCTGTTCAGCACCTTCTGGCGCTGTTGTGGTGTCTTGCCCTTCAGGCTCACTACACACCCACCTTTCGTCGGACGACCTTCTCCACACGCGCCTCGAAGCCCGCCTGTGTCGCCTTCACGTACGCGTCCCAAGCGTCTGTCTCCGAGTCGTACACGAACTTGTGTTCGGTGAAGGCGTGCCGTCCTGGTTCCTTCACCGTCATGTGGTACACTACGTTGTTCATGGCTCACTTCAGTCCCTTCGCCCGGACGATGTCAGGGTCTCGAGGGTCGAGTGGGAGTATCTCGTCCGTCCTGTCGCGTTTGGTGACCTTGGTCTTTGTCACCCTTACGCGGCGTTGGGGACGACTTGTTCCTGTTGACCAACCTCCGGAGTCCATTCCGACTCCTCCTTCCCTACTCCGTAACGAGATTCGACATATGCAGCCCTGCCGAACTCCTTCAGGTACTCGTCCCAGTACTCTGCTTCCCACGTGTCTTCGTCTTCTGTCCTCATAGTGCTTCTCCGTTCAGGACTGCTGCTGGTGGGCGGTGCATCGATTCCTCTAACGCCCCCACGAAGTGCAACAACGGACCGTCTGGCCTGTTCGCATCTTGTCCGTTGCGGACTGCATTGTAGCACCCACTGTCGATGCATTCGTACACACCGAACAGCTTGTGTCCGTTCTCTCGGTGTGCTTCCCAAGGCACAACTACCTCTCGGCCACACCGATCGCAGAACTCCTTGTCGACCCACTTCCATCGACCGAAGCCTGTGTGGACATACTCTGCCCGCTTCGCCATTCCATTCACCTCCCTCCAGGCTCTTGGCTTGGTAGTCTTTCCCCTATCATCTTATATTATAGCAGTCCCGAGTACGGTTGACAAGCCTCACTACCATGGGTTCCTTTGTTACACTACTGGGAAATCATAGGAGCTAGCCTCAATTTCGAACCCTTGAGTCTTCCTCTGGACCCTTATAGAATAAGAGGTAAGGAGGTGACGTCTATGTCTAGGAAGAAAGACGAGGAGCGGGCCGAACTCATAGTGGATATAGCCGCTATGCTCGGTGCGAAGGACAACTACCAGGTTGCGTACCGAGACGACCAGCTCCTAGTAAAGGTCTCCCATCAGGAGGATGATTTCTTTCCAGCATCCTACTTTTGGGTTTGGTGCACCAGGTCTCATGGTGGCCCTCGGCCTAACTCTTCTGGCGGGCACGGAACGATTTCGAGTTCGGGGGAAGACTCTGAGGAGTTGGCGGAGTCGGTTCAGGAGATAATGAAGAGGGCTGGGAAGATGGGGCCCCCTGAATGATCATGAACGGGATAATGACTAGGTAGTGGACTTGCGGCAAGTGGACCAGCGGCACCACCTATTCACCTTTTCCTTTAGTTATATATACTTAGGATTAGTTATATGTAGTATAATGTAATAAGACTACTAGGTATCTGACTATTATACTAAGTATAACCCGCCCTAATTGTTATAAGAGCCTCAATACGGTATAGAGGTAACATCCCTGCTTATGATGATGGATAGGCCCCCCGCGCCCTGTGGAAAGATGTGCCCGAAGGGTAGCCCAACCCGCCCGCGCCGAATTAGTCCCATGCAGAAAAGTTGTGTTCCTAGGAAGTAGCCGAATTACTCCCAGGGTCGAAAGTTGTGTTCCCAGTATTGTCAATAGAGCATAAGGGAAGCCGGCCCTTTCGGACCGGCTTCCCGGGTCCACCCTACTTCAGGTTGTCAGGGTGGATGCACACGTAGCGGTCCCAGCGTCGGCCGTCGAAGTCCCCCTTCCCCTTGAGGAAGGTCTCGTCCTCGGCACACACCGGTACGCGTACGCGGACTGTCCCACCACCAGCTGTCGCCTGTCCGATTCCGATTCCGGAAAGGGTTGCAACGGCGACCAGGGCCAGGGTGGCCTTGCGGGCCATGTGCTTGTTCATATGTTGTTCACCTCCTTTCCTAACGTTCAATCCGAGAGTGAGACTTTCGTCTCACTCTCAGATTGACAGTTAGGCCTGAGCTGCCTGTCGATCCGCCCGCTTCTTCAGGTACGCAGCGGCGTCAGATTCCGTGACAGTCCATGCCGTGTGCCCGCAGTGATCGCACGTCGTCTTCCTCGCAGGAAGCGCGCCGAGCTTCGCCTGCGTGTACAGCGACTGTGGCTGCACGCCAGCAGTCTTTGCCAGACGATAGATGCTGATAGTCTTCATAGTATTCCACCTCCTTTCCTATTTGATTTTATCTTACAACTTCATATTACATGAAATCGAAACGAACGTAACGATTTAGTCACGGCGCCCCTCAATGGTACCCCTACTGATTCCATCAGGGGTACCCGTTTGCGAACGGTTCTGCCCCTACCAAACACACCCGGGTACCTGGAAAATACAGGGTACCCACGAGACATAGCGTGCCTTGCAAGGAGTGACCCAGCTATACTAGGAGGGAAGGATCAGCGAGACACTGGACAGCAACACCAAGCGGAGGAGGTGAAGGGAATGTCCAGCGAGACCGCGGGAGATGATGCACACGGCGGTCCACAGGACTACCAACACTTCGCAGACAGCAACAACATCCCATCTGACGAGGAGCTGTTCGCAACCCTCCACGGATACAAGCCTTCCGAGTCGCCTGAGGAAGCAGCCAAGCAGATCCTGAAAGATGGACTTGTTTCCGCGGCTCAGCAGCTAGTCCAGCTGGCCGAGAACGGTTCCACAGAACGTGTTCGCTTGGAGTCCTCCAAGTACGTTCTGGAGTGGAACCTTGGCAAGCCCGTGGGTCAGAGTGGGCTCAGCGATCCCTGGAAGGAACTCCTCGGCGACATCCAGAAAGACAAGGCCGAGTGAAGGGAGCGTAAGTGGCTGTACTAACTGTTCAACCACTGGTCCTGCAGACGCTGCTCACTCCTGCGTATGTAGCAGCTGCAGGAGGCGGAGACTCCTTTGCCCCAGAAGGTGCGAGGTGCATCATCCACGTAAAGAACGCGCACTCGGCGTCTTGGACGCTCACAATCAACGACCCAACGAGCCTCGCGCCAACTGGAGCTAAGTCGTTCGACCCTGATGTCGACTTCGTGATCCCAAACGCACAGGAGCGGATGCTTGAACTCGATCCTACCCGGTTCACTAACCCTGCTACTGGTAGGATCGAGTTCACGTACAGCGGGGTCACTGCACTCACAATCGGCGTCTTCAAACCCGTATGACAACCTGGACCGTGCAAGCCACGGTTGTTCGTGTCATCGACGGTGACACGTTCGCTGCTGACCTCGATCTTGGATGGGGCGTCTGGAGGAGAGAGGTAACGGGCGCCGTTAGTCGGATCAGGGTACTCGGTATTGACACACCAGAAAGGGGGCAACCAGGGTACGAGGATGCCAAGGTCCTCCTGGGTACCCTGATTCCACCTGGTACGATAGTCTGGGTCGAGTCGACTAAGCTGGACAGTTTCGGAAGGGCTCTGTGCAACGTGCGACTACTCGATGGTAGGGACCTAGTAGACATGTTGGGCGGAGTGGTCCAATGATTGATTCCCAGGCTCTGTGGGAGAAGATCAAATACACGCCCCACGTGAAGCAGAAGCTGTTCCACGATAGTCCTGCACGGTTCAAGGTACCTGTGTGCGGAAGGCGATTTGGCAAGTCGAAGATGGCAGCTGCAGAACTGTTGCCAGACTTGCTTGATTTGTCCAAACGGGGAAATAGGTACTGGATCGTCGGGCCGACATATGAACTAGGTGAGAAGGAGTTCCGGTACTTGTGGGAGTACATCATCATCGACCTGAAGATGGGGAACAACATCAAGAGGAAGGCGTACAACGTTCGCACTGGTGACATGTACATCGAGATGCCATGGGGTACTCGGGTAGATGTCAAGAGTGCGCAGCACCCGGATACCTTGGTCGGTGAGGGGTTAGCTGGTGTCATTGTTTCCGAGGCAGCAAAACAGTCGCCTACTGTCTGGGACAAGTACATTACGCCTGCGCTCGCGGACCAGCATGGCTGGGCGATCTTCCCAAGCACGCCTGAAGGCTTCAACTGGTACTACGACATCTACAAGTGGGGACAGGATCCTTCGAAGCAGGATTGGGAGTCCTGGAACTTCCCAGCTTGGGAGAATCCGTACGTGTACCCGGAGGGTTTTGATGACCCGGAGATCCAAAGGCAGCTACGAACACCGGACGATCCTTTCTTCTGGCAGGAGATCGGAGCTAGTTTTCGCTCCTTCGTGGGGCAGATTTACACCGAGTGGGCTGATGAAGTCCACATCGTCGACCGCTATGTGTACAATCCCGATTGGCCGAACTACCTATTCTTTGACTACGGCTTCGAAAATCCGTTCGTGGCTATAGACGCACAGATCTCACCTTCAGACGAAGTCTACATCTGGAGGGAGTACTACGACTCAGGTAAGATTGACAGCGACCATGCAGAGATCATGAACGCACGCCCACAACCTGAAGGATACAAGATCGTCTGTGGCTTCGGGGACTCGGCTGACCCTAAGGCTACTGCGACAATGAGTCGGTTGGTCGCTCCTACCTACAGTGACCCAGAGGCCAAGAAGGACTGGCTGACGGGAATCAAGAAGGTGAAGGACTTCTTGGCAGTGCAACTGAATGACCTAGGCGAACAGAAGACGCACTTGTACGTTGACCGCAACTGTGAGAACACCATCTTCGAGTTCCAGAACTATCGGACCAAGCAGCTTTCTAGGACAGCTGACGAGAACAAGAAGGAAGAGCCCAAGAAGAAGAACGACCACTGCATGGATGCGATTCGATACGGCATCATGCACCTGTTCGAACTTGGCGCCCGCTACCACCTCTCGGACGTGATGGAGACAAGCAACTTCAACACGGACCCGACTGACCCTATGGATCGTGAGCCCGATCCAGTAGGCATTTTCAGCCGTGGTGAGAGTGTCTTCTCGAGGGCTGACGACTCCTCGTTCCGTCTAGACGACATCCCGAGGTGGTGATACATGGCACTAGGAGATCGACTTCGAGCAGGTCTTGGTCTGTCTACAGAAGCCAAGATGACTGTAGAGGATGCCCGAGACGAGCCTAAGGAACTAGCGGACACGCCGTCCCTAAGGGAGCTCGGAGCTACCGGTATGACGTCGTACGGTAGCTTTGGCATCATCGAGTACAACCCAGAGCTCCGAGGCATCCGTGGCATCAAGACCTATGACCAAATGCGTAGGTCTGATGCGCAGGTTCGAGCTACACTGCGCCTGGTGAAGACTCCAATCATCAGTGCACAGTGGTACATGAACCCTGCGTCTTCATCTCCTCAGGACATGGAGATCGCAGACTTCACGTGGTGGGCTCTGAACCACATGCGGACTCCCTTCATCGAGTTCCTTTGGGAATGCCTTCTCATGCTCGACTACGGGTACTACACGTTTGAGAAGGTGTTCACGACGGATACGTGGAAGAACATACAGAAGCAGCGCCCACGTGAGAAGGAAGTAGTCCGGTGGGAAGCTTTCGCACCTCGACACCCAGTACACATCGACCGTTTCGAGTTCAACGGCAATGGCACTGTCAACCATATCGTCTTCAACCGTGTCGATGGACTAACGAACTTCTCTTCACAGGTCGACATTCCATCACAGAAACTGCTGATCTTCACTCTTGACAGGGAGGGCGGGGACCCACAGGGTACCTCGATCCTTCGAAGTGCATACAAACACTGGTACTACAAAGAGAACCTGTACAAGGTCGATGCAATTCAGAAAGAACGACACGGCATTGGTATCCCGAAGATCAAACTTCCACCAGGCTTCACGAACGAGGACAAGAACTTCGCTAACGAACTCGGACGGAACCTGAGGACGAACGAGAAGGCATATGTTACACTGCCTCCTGGCTGGGATGTTGAGTTCATTGCGATGAACACAGGCGTCGTGAACGTCCTCCAGTCAGCGGAGCACCACGACCTCATGATTGCTCGTAACGTCCTTGGGCAGTTCATGAACCTCGGTAGTACCACTTCAGGGTCTCGGGCGCTTGGTAGTTCGCAGATGGAGATCTTCATGAAGGCCTTGCGCTATGTCTCTGACATCGTGCGGATGAACATCAACAAGGATGCGATCCCGGAACTCATCAGGTACAACTACGGACCGAAGGTGACCAACTTCCCTGAGCTCCGTGTTAGGCGTATCGGTGAGGCTGCGGACTGGAGGGCCTTCAGCGTCGCGATGAGGAACCTTACTGAACCTGGAATCCTCACGCCTACTCCGGACCTTGAGCAGTGGACCCGTGATCAGATGGACCTCCCGCTTGGAGGCGACGACGTCACAGAACGTGATGTCGAAGCGAGGATAACGAAGGGCAGGCCAACTGTGGTTGCTTCTCCAGAACAGCCCGCTCCGCCTAACGGAGAAGTCCCGAAGGGTCAGAATGCTGACGGTTCCCGACAGGGTAGCATTACAGGTGGGCCAAAGGAGTGATGCAGATGGAAGAACGCGACGGAGTCATTCGTAAGTCGGACGACCCGAAGGACGGTCCGGACGTCTATATCGTTGAGTACGCAGACGGTACTCACGAGAAGGTCGTCAAGGTAGGCATAGCCGAAGAGCTGAACTCGGGTAGGAAGGAGGTGAAGAGTGGCTGACGGCGTTTTCAACATCGCCAAGGGTCGCGGTGTTGAATGGTACAACATCATTGAATCCAACCACCACGCGAACTCCGCCTTCATCGTCGTCCTACTCAAAGCGACTGGTCTTGAGGCGGATGATACACTCAACAACCACGATGATCTGTCAGCACTCCTAGCAGCAGCGAACGACCAAGCTGACTTCACGAACTATGTCAGGAAGACATTGACTGATGCCGAGCTTGCAGCCTTGCCGGCGCCCGATGACACAAACAACCGTCGAGACCTCGACGTCCCTGACCAAATCTGGACATCTGCAGGCGGTGGTGTGAACAACACACTTGGCAAGCTTATTGTCTGCTATGATGACGATACTACTGCAGGTACCGACTCGAACATTATCCCCTGGACGTACCACGACTTCTCAGTCACCACAGACGGTACAGATCTAACTGCACAGATCAACGTTGCCGGGCTCTTTAGGGCAGCATAGGGAGGAGGGGATATGACCAAGCTCGGGTATGCATGTTCAACCGAAGGTGAGGTCGCACTCTCCGCCGGTGTTGCTAAGACAGTTCTTGGAGCCAAGGCGGGAGCAAGCGTAGGTCTTGACCTGCAGGGGTTCGAGATCGACTTCGACGGAGTCACGGCTTCTGCTGAACCGGTGCTCGTCGAGGTCTGCTACTGCACTTTCGCGACTAACTCACCAGGTACTGCCTCAACGGCTGGGGCGGAACGCCAGACCTACGGAAGGGTCACTACAGCCGACTGGACAGCAGGATTCGCCTGGACTACTGAGCCTACTGTTGTTACAGCGTTGAGGCCTTTCGCACTCGATCCCAACAAGGGCCTGTTCGCCTACGACTTCTCACTCGGGCAGACGTACGACAGCGCAGTCAGTGAAGGGTTCGTCATCCGCTGTAACGCTCCTGCGGCTGTTTCGATCAGAGCGTTCATGGCACTTGAGCACGCGTAAAGGAGGTGGAGGGTGCCTGATCGCAGGGACATTTCGGAACTCGGATTCGACGAGGAGGTGTTGCTAGAGAAGTACGAGGGTGAGTACAAAGAAGGTGACAAGCCGATCGAAGTCCTACGGATCAAGGATGGCAAGGTCATCGAACGCATTCTAAACCCACCACCTATGGACTCCTCACTTGCTGTCAACACACAGATCCTAGGGGTAGACAATGGCTCTAACTGATGCAGGCCGAAACCACATTGCAACTGACTTCAACGGTGAAGCAGTAACGGAGTTCAATGCAGCGAACGCACACCTCGGAGTCGGTAACTCGAACGCAGCCTTCGCAGCTGGTCAGACGGACCTTCAAGGTGGATCAGTCTTTCGACGGCCTATGGAAGCCACATTCCCATCTCGATCAGTCAATGTGATTACAGCCAAGGCGAGCTTTGCGCCTGGAGAGGCAAACTTCGCATGGGAAGAGTGGGGCTACTTCAATGCAGTGGCCGCAGGCACGATGTTCAGCCGCAAGGTTGAAGCGCTAGGAACGAAGCCGTCGACGCAGACATGGATCCTGACGGCGACGCTCACGGTCAACATTGGAGCTTAGGATAAAGAGGAGGGATAATGGCAGGGGATGCATTTGCGGCGATCAACTCGACAGCTGGCGCTGCTGCTCCTAAGACACTGACGGCGTTGCTTGCAGCCACGGTTCGCGCCAAGGTGCGCGGTGTTCACATGGGCAATACAACGGCCACTGCAGCACAGGGTGTCCGCTTCGTCCTAAATCGGGTTACCACAGCTGGCACACAAACCCCAATCACTGCTGCCGACACCAAGCTCGACCTCAACTCCGCCTCGCCAGTGACCGTTGCGACATCGACCTTCACCGCAGAGCCTACTACCGGTATCACCATTTCGGACATCGGGTTCGATGTTGTCGGAACTTACATCCTTTGGTTCCCGCCAGGCGCTGAGCCCTTTGTGGTCACCACTGGTCGTCTTGCACTACAGAAGACGGTCGGCGCCGATACTGGTGCGTGGGGCTCGACGATGTACTGGGAAGAGCCGTAAGCCATGAGCGACACTGAGGAAGAAGTTGCAGAGGGTCCTCAGCCTGATGTTCACTGGCTGGTAGGCACTCCGGTGTTCGAAGAAGTGACAGCCAATTTTCCCGGAGGGGGATTCGTCCTCAAGACAAAGTGCGGGAAGATCGTCAACGATCCCGTTGGACTTTCAATCACTGATGACGAGGACGATATCACTTGTCAGGATTGCCTGGCATGAGACGTCCTACACTAAACGAGAAGCGCTATGGTGAGGGGTTCCGTGAGGGCCCCTCACTAACTGTCTTTGTCAAAACATACAAGCATTGTGCCGTCGAGGGCTGCGGGGATAAAGTCTACGGTACCTGTGAACTCTTCGTAGATGATCTTCCCCCAGCCCTTGACTGGTACACCAAGATCCTATCCAAGCTACAACCTCTGCAATGGAACGTCGTACCTTTCTGCTTCGGGCATCTCGAAGATGCGATGAAGCGGTCGGTCCAAGCCATTGAAGAGCCAGACCTGTGGGCTCCTGGGAGGGATAACCCGCCCGTGTTGCCGCGTCCACCGAAGTTGCTGAAGGGATAATCTAAAGTGGCCGCCGTAGTTCTCGGCGTAGAGTTTCACAACACGGCGAACGGGCCGCACTCGTCAGGTGCGTTCACTCCAGCGGCCGGCGATCTGCTCGTCGCTGTCTACTTCGGGACTGGCACGTCTGGTGTTGTTCCCACCTGCACGAGCACCGGTAACACTGCCGCGTGGACGAATGTCGATTCCACCACGTTCACCACAGCGGGGAACAACGGGCGCATCTTCGTCTGGATTCAGAATGCCCTTTGCACTGCTGTCAGCACGAACGTCACCTGCGGTGTCACGGACGACAACACGAGCGGCGGGCACATCATCGTGTTCCGTGTGTCGGGGATGACGAAGACCGGGGCTACCGCGAAGTTGCAGTCATCCGAGGATAACTCTCACGCGGCCGGCACACCTCAGGCAGTAGCGATGGGCGCTGCCGTCACCACGACCAACCCCACCCTAGGTGTCATGCACGACGAAGGTACGACGGTAGCGATCACTCCGCCGACCAACTGGACAGAGCGGGGCGAAGGCATCATCACGGTCCCAACTTCTCGTGCAGAGGGATGCTCCCGGGATAGCGGATACACCGGAACCACAATCACCTGGGGAACCGCCAGCACCGGTGTGTACGGCTCGTACTTCATCGAGCTCGACGCAAGCGCAGCGGCTGCAGGGAATCCGATTACTCAGCACTTGCCATTCGTTCAGGCAATCCAGCACAAATCACCGATCTGAGGAGGAGGTATGGCACGACAGTATTTGCAAGACGGGCCGTTTATCGACCCGCCAGTTACTTCGGGCTCGGCTCTAGTGGCGACGACCATCGAATCCTTGTGGGACCCGGCGCAGTTCACGCCGGTGTTCGCCAACGACCCGAAAGCGGGGAAGATATACACCGTTGAGGCGGGCGGGATCATGTCCTGGGGCGCGACCGGCACGCTCATCATCACGCCTTTGTACGGCGGGACCGGCGGAGTAGCTCTCGGCGCGACCGTGACCGCTGTCACTACTCCTGGCACGGCTACAGCGGTGCCCTGGTACCTTCGATTCAATCTAGTCTTCCGCACCATCGGGGCCGCCGGGGCTAACTCGACCTGCATCGGAACCGGGTTCATGACTACAGGTACGGATGGTGCCGCTGACTCGGCGGTCTCTGTCACGTTCGGCGGTACGTCTGCGACGGTGGATGCCACGGTGAACAAGGACATCTGCATCCGCAAGACGCTCTCGGTGGCGGGCTCATTTACCACGCAGTACGCCTACATCTACTCGCTGAACTAACATAGGGAAGGTCAGTGCCTTTTCCGATCAGCCTTCCGGGTCCTGGACCGGTAAATCCTGCCGGTCCGGACAGACAGTCTGTCGCTGCTGCTGTTGTTCTGGCTGATGCGACGACGGAAGAGATCTGTGCTGCTCATGATGCAGTCTTCCACGCCAACGACATCGCAGTCCAGTTCCCAGCCCCAACTTATGATCCATCGTACGACTCATTCCTGTTCGACGCTGTTTCTGAAATCCTCCCACCAGGTCCGGCAGATGCAACCATTGAAGAGATCAACGCAGCCCACGACATTGTTCAACTCGCAGACTACGAGTCGCTCCATATGCCTCGTGCACCTCCGTGGGATGATGACTACCTTACCGTCCACGATGTCACGTACGTCTTTGCAGATCGCAACGTCAATGCTGCTGACACGCTTGACGTTGCTGTAGTAGATACTTCAGTCGTCGACGAGTTTGAGTCCATTGAGGGTCTCGTTGCATCCGGGTACTCCACCTTCTACGGCACCGTAGAAGCTGAAGTTGTACCTACGTGGGATGAGTACCTAAGTACTACTGCACTTGACACTACGTGGTTCCTTGCTGGGCAAGCTCCTCCTGCGTCTATTGAAGAACTGATCGCGGCGAACTCAGGTCTTGACTCAGGCACAGTCGAGGCACAGGAGTCTCCAGGACTCACCATAGAAGGTTACTTCAATGTTGATACCGACTTCATCTTTGCCACTCGAAACGTCGACGTATCAGATGCTATCAACGTTACGGTTACAGATACATCAGTCAGAGAGCAGTTCGAAACGATCGAAGGCCTTGTTGCAGCAAACTACTCTACCTTCCAAGGTGACGTAGAGGCTCAGAGTGCGCCTACTTGGGATGACTACCAGCCGACAACTACTTTGGATACTGCTGCATACATTGCCACTCAAGTGCCACCTGTCGATCTCGAGATCATAATCGCTTCAGATCCGAACTACAATGGAGGACTCAACCCGGTTGCACACTATGCACCTGAAGAGCTCACAGTTGAAGACTATAGCAACCAGGTTGTAGCAGACACTTGGTTCCTCACTGTTCCTACTCTAGTTAGTACCAGTGACACTCTCAATGTCACAGTCGATGACCAGGCCACAGTACAGCAGTTTGAGGGCATCGTTGGTCTCGTAGCGGCTAACTACAGCGTCTTCTACGGGACCGTCGAAGCCTTCCA